AACACATTACCTTGACTGGTAATCATGGCATTAAGGTACTCAACTTGCAGCGTGAGCGTACACCGGTACTATTTCGTGCCCTGGCTGACCGTAGCAGATTACCACTCGAAGTGACACTTAAGCCACCACGAAATGCAATCTTCTGAGAGAAAATCGGCAGAGCCACGAACTGGCCATCGTAAGACTCAACGCTGAGCCATTCCCCGGCTAGTATTGCCATGTCCCCCTGCCATTTCAAGGTGTAAGGGTAGAAATTGAAATCGCGATACTCATTATATACCCGGCTTAGGATAGCCTGGGTCATGAGCGGATTTTTAAAGGCAATAATATTACCGGTCGTGGACCCTTCATGGAATACGACTTTTTTATTCCCTTCCCCGGTCACTTCATTACTTGCACCGTTCACACGATACAACACCTCGTTTTTTTCAAGGCCGTTCAGATAATAGTTAGACTTCGGAACGCGGCGGTTCGAGTTTGTAAGAAGAATAAATTCAAGTCGACCCAAGCGGTCGAATCGAACAAAGCTGCCGTTTAATTGCGCGATGTATACCAGCGCTTCACGTACCGTCACCTTGTCCATTTTTACCTGGACTGGATAATCAGCAACCAGCAGATTAGGAGCAAGCTCCAACTCAGCAATCCGGGCAATTTCTTCTACAATAGCCCTGGTATTCGATGGATAATCCAACGAGCTGACGAATGGACCATTCAAACGGTCCATTCCATCAACTGCTGTTATTTTTGTACGCTTGCTATTTCGATTTAATACGATGTCCTTCGCATAGAACACGCCCAACGGAATAGACTCGTAATGATCGTCATGAACATTTATCGAGATGAACGCTTTACATTTGGAGCCTTCCTGCAGGCCTTCCACAATCCGCCCGATTTCAATCTGCAGCGTATTAACGAATCCGCCACCAGGGAGAAATTTATCCCCAGTGGCTAGACCATCGTCCAAATCGATAGAGATGATGTCACTTTCAGTATAAACGGCGTCCTGTATCTCAACCCGACACTTAAAAGTGCGGCTTGCTGCCTGGATAGCTGATTTATAATCTTCCGTAACTTGATACATTCATACCGCCTACCTTTCAATGAAATTCATACTTAAACCGCTCCAAGGCTTAAAGTTATTAGCCCAGGAGTAGGCCGGAGCGCTTCGGTCCCCGACATAAAAAGTTCGACTAACAATTCCCACCTCGGGGTCCGGATAGCTGACCGTGAAAAATTCACTTTTCACAGCAGTCAACAAGGCTGACATTTCTGCCTGGGATAATAGGCCCCACTCACACTCGAGCTTTCTTTTTACAGCGACACGGTCCCGGACCATGTCCCCTCGAGCATTACGACCTGTCTCACCGTCCACATCCGAGATGGAAACTTTAAAAGATTTAGGATTAACAACCGTCACCCCGTTTATAATTAACGACATTCAATCGTGCTCCTTTCTAAACATTCAATAACAAGCGGCCAGCTTGCGCCTGTGCCTGGTTGATTTTATCAATCGTCCAACGACCGAACTCATCATCCCCTACCTTAAGCACTAGCTCTCTGATAACTGGAGCATTACCACCGCCCGAGCCTTCCGGCATACGAGCTGCGACCTTACCAGCTAAATCAGTAATCCAACCTGTGTTATTTTCTAATGGCATAACGGCTTCTCGTCCGGCTTCCCCCACGATTGCGAGCGTAGCACTGTCAACGATACCCCCACGAGCGAGTCGTGGCAAATTCACATACGGAATGCTTCCGAGCGATACACCTGGGATTTTATTGATTAGACCAATAACACCATTAATCATGCCAATAAATCCATTTACTACATTTTCGATGGTTCCAAGAACAGCATTCACTGCTCCACTGAACGCGCCTCCGACCGCAGACCCTATCATTTGACCTGCGTTCACAAAGATACCTTTCACAGTGGACCACACGCCACTGAAGAATGACCCGATGCCGCTGAACGCTCCCTGTACTGCACTATATGCACTTCGGAAGATTCCACCGAACCAGGAAGCAACTCCACCCAGTACGCTAGTTACATCATGCCAGCGAGCTCCGAACCATGAACCAATGCCGGCGAATATGCCAGTCACTAACGTCCACGCTTGACGGAACATGTTACCAAACCATGATGCGACACCACTCAAGGCGTTCACCACATCCTGCCATCTTTGACCGAACCATTGACCTAATGATTTGAAGATATTAACAATTGAATCCCATGCCTGCTTAAATACAGTATTAAACCAGGCTGGGGCTTGACTAAACACATCAACAATGCCCTGCCATAACTGAGCAAAGAACTGACCGATGGCATTACATACTCCACCGATAAAATCAGCGATGGCCTGCCATACTTGAGTCGCTACCTGCGACACAGTATCCCAATTTGCAATCAACGCAATCCCAATCGCTACCAATGCAGCGATGGCCGCAATAACTAATGTAATCGGACTGGTTAGGACCGCGAGCGCTCCATTCAGTAACCACGTTGCAGCAGCAGCAGCAGTCGATGCAGCCGTGTGAAGTGCCATGGACCCTGCAGTGGTTACCCACTGCCATCCTTGCGCCACTAAGCTACCAATCATGCTCGCGCTATTGACAACAAAGTCCTTCGCATATAGGGCCGTTAGATACAACGACTCACCAAACGACTTCAAGTTCCCGATTGATAATCCGACCAGGGCGTTATTCAGAGTGACAAAGACAGCGCCTAATCCTCCGAGCTGCTCAATGTACGCAGCGAACTGCATGACCTTCCATGCACCCCAAAACGCACCAACAACCTTAGTGATTCCGGAGATGACCCCTGTATTATTCTTGCACCAATCCCCAATGACTTGGAGCGCATCGGCTAGTCGCTTAAGGACTTCAACAATGACCCCACCGGTCCATCTAGCAATTGGAGCTAAGAAACTATCGAACAACCACGCAAACGCGTCACCAGCTCCACGCAATACCCCGTCCGCAATTTTTACCGCACCAGCTAGACCACGAATAAACTCCGGAACGATATCCGAAATCGTGTAACTTACAAGTGGGCTCATTACATTATCCAGGAACCACAGCAAGCCTTCCCCGATAGTAATCGAGAATGGAGCTAAGGCGTCCCAAAACTGACGGAGCGCTTCGTTGATTTTAGGGAAGTCAATATTATTCAAGGTTTTAGTGATAATATCAATGAATCGTGGCAGCCCTTCCCCTAGGACCCAGGACCCTACCGGAACTAAAAAACGCTCATAAAAATCAATGAGTGCAGTGGCCACAAATTTCTTCAATGGCTCCAGTGCTTCCGCTAGTCGACCCAGTGCCTCGATTGTAGGCTGTAACAATTCTTTCAACTTTTCTAAAAATTTGACGATAGGACCAGAGTCCTCTTCATTGAACGCATCAGAAAACGACACCTTCGGAAGAGTTAGTGCGCCACCGCCAGGAGCTCCGCCCCCACGGCCACCACCGCCGCCTCCGCCGCCTCCGCCACCACCGTCGGAGTCATTATCTCCGCCGCCGGCAGCTTTCTTGCTCAGCGAGTTAATCTCGTCAAATTTTAAAAGCCCCAGCATTTCCTTCGCTGCCTGCTTAGCAGCTTTCCCAGCTTTACCGATACCATCGCCCAGCTTACCGGCACCAGTTCCAGCATCGCCCAGGTTGTCGGCGATACCGCCTGCAGCATCCTGCACTCCGCTCATGGCTCCACCTAAGCCGCCGCTCGTATTTATCGTCTTACCGAATAAGAGCTGGGTAAACGTAGCAAGGGCACTCGTTGCTGTATTCAAGAATGAAGCAAACGTGTTCAGAGCTGGCATCATAGCATTAAGAATCGGGAGAAATGCATTCCCGATATTAAGCGCGCTATTTTTTAACAGCGCTACAAAGTAAGCAAGACTCGTGGTCGGACCCTGCATGAGAGTCGTTCCGTATTTTTTCGATGCTTGCTCCAGGATAGCCATCATACGGATGGCTTGTTGTGTATTAAAATCTAGCTGAGCCCAAGAGCGCCCGTTCGCGAATTGCTGGAACGCATCCGTGGCTTCTAACATAGCTACATTCACATTGATTCCAAGGTCCTCAATGGCTTCAGTACTTCCGAGCATACCGCTTCGGATTCGGTTCATTACATCGTCCATCGTTCGACCAGTAGCGCTGGCAATGACTGAAGATGCCTCAAGCATTTTCACAGTATAGCCTGCCAATTGGTCTGAATCCTTGATGAAATTACTAAATAAATTAGAGTATACCGCTCCATACTTCAAGGCGTCCGCCTTTGCGATATTATAAGCGATAGCTCCATTATCGGCCCATTTTAAGAAAGACTGCGAGCTCTCCCCCATGGTCCGCTTGATTTGGTTCATTGCTGCGCTGACTTCCAAAGCCATCTGTGTACCGTAACTGCCTACTTTATATAACGCCCCAGTAATAGCTGCAATTTTTATGGCGTTCCCTATTTTAGCAAACGTCTCATTCATGCCGCCTACCTTTTGGTTTACGACCTTCTGAGCATTATCGGTTTGATTCTGAATTTCTTTCAGAGCCTTTTTGTAAGGACCCGTCTCGGCTTTAATCAGCACTTGGACCTGCTCCAAGGTTAATGCCATGCATTACCCCCCTTTCGCAATTTTTAAGTTTGCATTAAAACGAGCAGCAAACGCACGCATCGCTTCTTTGTGTTTTTCCATTTCTAACTGCTTCATGCGCTCACTAGCTAGACCAGCAGTTTCTTCTTTATCTTCTGCAGTAAATAAATCCGGGTACAGGTCATAAAGGCTCTTAGTTTTGTGATTATCAACTAATAGAGCTGCGACATGGTCCTGGATATGCTGAGCCAAAGCATAATTCATGGAAATTTTAGCTTTAAACTTACGGCGCTCACTCCGCTCGAACGCTTCGAAGATATCCTCCAACTCGTCCAACGAATAAGACCAAAAAGAAACGACCTCCACCCCACAGTCTAATGCTAAGGGGTAAAGGTTATAGATTTGGTCTGTAAGGGTTCGGTTTAAATGCTCGACTTGGCCGCTTCCACTGTTTCGTCCATCGCTTCGGCCATCTCCACTGAGAAAAAACCCGAAACTTGGAAGATTGGAATGATAACATCCGTGAACAGTTCTAATTGAGAGCCGCCTTCTTCGAAGTATTCATCAACTAACGCCTTAACTTGGTTATATTTAATTCCATGATGGAATCGTTGCATTGATGCCTGGATAATTCCACACATCACATTCAATGGTGGTAACTCCTCAATTAGGCTGAGCAAGTTACTCTTGGTTTTAGATTCAAGCGTACAGATTCCATCTGTAGTTAATTTCAAGTGGTATTCAGTACCACCCACTGACCACACCGCAAACGGTTTGCGCTTAGGCTTCTCCGGAGTTGGTGCTTCTTCTTTTTCGAGCGCAGCATCTAACGATACTACATTATTCTCGTTTTGGTTTTCATCTTCGAACATTTAAAGTCCCCCTTAGTTTTTTAATTGATTATAATGATAACTCGCCGTCCGTAATTTTTAATTCAGACTGTAATGCGATTTTAAGTGTAACTTCAATCGCTGAGTTCACACCACCACCGGAAATTTTAACAGATGGTTGACCGGCAAATTTAACCTTAGTCCCATCCGGATATTCTTGCTCCCAGTACTTCTTAGCTTTCGCTTCCATTGCTTGGCGTAATTTACGATATGAAGATTGAGCTGTGCCATTTTCGTATTTTAATTTATACTCAAGCTCACCAGCGTCCCCGATACCGAACTCATACATTTTTACTGGGTCCGCTAAAGTTGTATTCTCAACTTTTTCAGGCTCAATACCAATTTCTGGCACTTCCTTCAATTCTTTGATGACTTCATTAACAGCGGCTTCACTATCGCCCCATTTTAACTTAATCCCATTAGCTAACATTTATTTACTTCCTTTCATGATTGGATTTTTAATCATTGTAATAATTTTTGTGGTAGACACGCAGCGTGTCCACATCGACCACGCCATTAAAACGCATGAGCTTATGGCGTAGCTCCTGGTTATCCGGTACATCCTGGCAAGTGGTACGCTTGAAGCCTAGAGCCACAAACGCAGCGTCAATCTTGACCGCGATATCCGAAATCGATTTTTTATCCCAAATATGGACCGTGTAACTGATATCAGACGATGCCTCGCCCGAGCTAGTAACATCGCTCGGTTTATTCTCGTCCTCCAGGTAAACGACAACCGGAAAGTTCGTCCAGTCCTTAGGATAGGCGTCCGTTACATTAGGCATGTCCTTTATACACATTTTCGAGCCTACGACACGTAGAGGAATCCCGTATGCCGTCTTTTGCTGCATAACAAATAACAGTCAAAAGGTTAAATAAATTATTCATTGACAAAAATAAAACAGAAAATATTAATTGTTTTAAAA